GGTCTGCAGGCCAAATGAAAAAGTTTCCAAAAGCTGCTAAAGACCCGAACAGCCGTTTACGGCAAGCACGTAAGCGTTGGAAATGCTGACTAATAGGAGATAAATTATGGCTGGTGTTACTAAAGCCCTAAAAGGTACTGCTAGATTAGCTGCAGCTATTCGCAAGCAAGCTGGTAAAAAAAGAAAAACTATGGAGCCAGAAGGCGCACGTCTTGATCCAGAGACTGGTAGAAGTGTACGTGCTGCACGTGAAGTTGAATCAGGTCAAGCTGGTGAAGTTACACGTGGTAAGTCATCTACAATAGGCGGTGTGGTAGCTGAAAGCACAAGCAAAGGTGCAAAGAAAGCTGCTGCCACTAAAGCTACACTACAGCGTAAAGTAGACAATGGTACAGCCACTAAAGAGGAAAAAGAAAAACTAAAAGCTATGCGCCGTAAAGACCAACTGGATTTATCACGTGCGCAACAGGCTGCTGGTCAGACACGTAAAGCACGTAAGCCAGAGGGTCGTACTGATTTTATTGACCCAGAGACTGGCGAAATTTTTGGTAAGCCTACTAAAAACCAGCTTATGGCGGCGGCACGTAATGCTCGTGCAAGAGGTATGACTAATAAAGAACGTGAGTATGCAGCTTTCCTAGAAAAAGAATATGGCGTAAAATTTTATGCAGGTGGCATAGCAAATAAAAAATATGTCAACCTAGTAACATCTGTAGACAATAGAAAGAAGAAAAAGTAATGGCAGATAAACTATCGGATAAAACTACAGGTCAGCTACGTGCCATGCTAGATAAAAATAGCGGTGCTACAGCTACACAAGTGCGGTCTGCACTCAGTGAGTTAAAGAAGCGGGGAGAGGAAACTCCACCTGCATCACTTGTATTGGGTGGACGTAAAATGAAAAAAGGCGGTATGTCTACAAAGAAAGTGCCAGTCATTACTATTGGCGTAGGCATGGCTGAGTTTCCTAAAGGCAAAAAGAAAACACAGATGATGCGTGGGGGCATGGCAAATAAAAAAGAGCATATGTACTCAGCAGGCGGTTCTGTTACAGATAAACTAAATCCCGGTTTACGTGCTTTGCAAAAAGAACGCCCTGACGTGGTAGCTAAAATTTTAAAGAAGTCATAATGGCTCCCAGAATACCACGAAAGAAAGGGCAACCCGCCGGGTCTAAAAAGCATAGTGACCTGTACACAGACGAGAACCCAAAGGGTACTATCAAAGGTCTGAAGTTTGCCACAGTCAAAGATGCAGAGGCATCTGTACGTAAGATAAAAGCATCTGGACGTTCCCATGCTCACAAGACACAAGCTGCTATTGCTATGGAACAACGAGCCAGAGTTGCGGGAAAAACTTCTGCAGCTAGTGTATACCGCAGGTTCATCGAATCACAAAAGAAGAAAACCCGTGCATCCAATAGAGCGTGACATACGAAAATGGTCACACGAGTTTCTTGAAGTCCCAAATGCGAAGCTCAATGGCCTACCACCTTGCCCCTATGCAAAACAGGCATGGCTAGACAACAAAGTTGTTTTTAGTATTAATACTGGCATAGAAGGGTTAGTAGACGAAGTTAAAAAGTTTGAGCAACACGACTACGATATAGTTGTGTGGGCAAACCAATACCTACCTGACATGGAATATCTAGATGGATATTGCGATGGCATAAATGAAGCTATGTCCATAGCAGGTAAAGATATGCACCTCATGGTGTTTCATCCAGACTACGATGCTGTAGAGGCGGGTCTGGATTTTCTAGTAGATGAGGATGCAACAGATGAGGGTCTTGTGTACTGCATGGTGTTTGTACAAAGACTGTCTAAGCTAGACGATGCAGCATTAAGTCTGGAGAAGTCTGGTTATTATAAACACTTTCCAAAGGAAGTGTATGAGAGTCTAGTATTAGATAGAAGGGAACTTAGAAATGGCAATGGGAAAAGCTAAAATGGCTAAGAAGAAAATGCGTGGTGGTGGTATGATGCCAAAGCGTATGCGTGGCGGCGGCATGATGAAAAAGAAAATGATGGGCGGCGGCATGGCTAAGATGGCTAAAAAGAAAAAAATGATGCGTGGTGGAATGGCTAAAAAGAAAAAGTAATGCCGTATGTCGAAGATTCACCTATACATGGTCAAGGTGTATTTGCAGATAAGGACTATTCTCAAGGTGATACAATTGAGATGTGTCCTTATCTTATCGCAGATAAAGATGATTTTAATGAATCTTGCATCTTACATGACTATATGTTTTACTCGCCTTACGAAGATGATGAAGACTTTTTTATCCCGCTTGGTTTGGCTATGGTCTACAATCATAGTGAAACTCCAAACGCTGAGTGGAACATTGCTGACCAAGATGAAAGATTTATCAAATTCTTTGCGGTTAAAAAAATAAAAAAGGGTGAAGAAATACTACATGACTATGGTGAACCTTATTGGGAAAGTAGATAATGCCTTTAACAAACACAGGCTCTAAATTTGTAACACAAGCAACAGCGTTGTCGAGTACGAATGACACTGATGTATATGTTGTGCCTAATAATTTTTCATCACATATAGAACACTTTATGATTTCTAATAATCATAGTGGTGCAGTTACGTTTACTTTAAAATTTTTTGAAGCAAGCACTAGTACCACTTACACTTTATTTTCTGCACACTCACTAGCTACAATAAGTAGTCAGTCTATATTTACAGTAGACAAACCTTTACATATACGTGCAGGAGATAAATTAATAGTAGCTGCGGGATCTGCTGACAAACTTGTAGTGGTGGTGTCAGTTGAAGAACTATTTGATCCTACTACATAGGAGATGGTATGGCAACTAAACGTAAAAGCACAGTTAATAAAGCAGGTAACTATACAAAACCTGCAATGCGTAAGAGGCAGTTTCAACGTATCAAAGCTGGCAGCAAGGGTGGGAATCCGGGTCAGTGGAGTGCTAGAAAAGCCCAAATGTTAGCATCAGCTTATAAGAAGGCTGGCGGTGGCTACAGATCTTAGCGTTATAATGTTTTGCGTCATAACTGCTAATGCAGTAGAGGTAGAAACAAAGGTGCATGACACACATGAGTGGCTGTCTAAATGCCATGTAGCATTAACAGAGTATGGGTTTGACAATCCAAAAGAAGAGTGCTTTTGCACAAAAGTAACACCAAATGCCAACGAAACTCAATGAGAATACAGAGGTTGCATTACCTTTACGCAATATCATAAGCATGGTAGCTGCAGCGTCTGTGGCAACTTGGGCATACTTTGGTATCATAGAAAGACTGAATCAGCTAGAAACTAACATCACTATGATGAAGGCTGACTTAGAACAAAACACAGAGTTTCGCATTAAGTGGCCTCGTGGCGAAATGGGTAGTCTACCAGCAGACAGTGAGCAGTTTATGCTTATTGAACATCTAGCTAGTGAACTAGAAAAACTGCAAACAGACATTGAAGGCGGTAAAGCCCCATACGATCAGCAACAAAAACTAACACTAGAGTTTTACGAAAAGCGTATTACAAACTTAGAAGAGAATATAGAGAAGTTGAGAAACGGCGATGGTTGAACTTACTTTTGTATTATTGTTAGTAATGGGTGGAGAAAAGGTGGAGTACACACCATATCAATCTCTATCTGAATGTTTGTCTGTTCGCCGTAAGATAAAAAGAAATGTAGGACACACACATAACTTTGACCAAAAATGGTCATGCAAAGAATTAAAAGTAAAAGTAAAAGACGGTAATATATTGGAGTTTGTACAGTAGCTCATGCCACCACGTAATCATACAGACTGGATAAAGAAACCTAAAGTAGAGTACATAAACTCTCTCATATATTCTGATTACAGCTTATATGAACAAGAGCAAGAAAACATATTTTCTAAAGTATGGGTTCCTATGTGCCACATTAGTGAGATGCGAAACAAGGGTGATTACAGAACTACACGAATTGCAGACAAAAGAGTTATCGCTATTAATGTAGATGGTGAGAATGTTCAGGCTTATTATAATACTAACGATATTGACCATCGTAAACCTGCTGGAACTATTACCTATGATTTTGCTACCGTAGAAAAACCTCTGCACTGTGAAGTCAAACATGGGGGCATGGTCTGGGTAACATTAGACCCTAACCCTTCACAAAGTGTGGAGGAGTGGACGTGCGGCGCATTTGACTGTATTGCAGATGCAATAGATACAGAAGAACTAGAAGTATTTCACTATCACAAAGCTGTAATAGACACAAACTACAAATTGTGGCATGATACTAACTCAGAGTTCTACCACGATTTCATGCACTACTTTAATCGTGTGTCAGGATTCAACGATGAATATTTCGCTAGAAAGAATATTCCTTTTGACAATGGTCATGTTAACGTCAGCAGCTTTACTGTTAACTATGAAGAGTATGACGGATTTGAAGATAGGGGGGAGTTATCTTTTCCCAATCTGCCGCCCAACCAGTGGTACATGGTTGACCTATTCCCCGGCTACAACTTTAACCTACGTGGCAGTGCCTATCGTAGTGATAGCGTAACACCGCTAGGACCAAACAAAGTATTGATTGAGTTCCGTGGCTACGGCTTACGTAGGGACACAGAAGAAGAGAGACAGACACGTATCAAACATCATAACTCTATATGGGGACCGTTTGGTAGAAACTTACATGAAGACCTGATTGGTGTCACAGGTCAAGGCACTACAATGCGAGAAGGTACAGAACCCCGTAACATCTTGCATGGTAGACATGAGAATAGTACAATCCACGATGAAGTAGGTATGCGCCACTACTATGCGGAGTGGTCTAAGTGGATGCAAGTGGATGCTAGTAATCCCGCACTAGCAGCGTAAAACAAATGAATATCAACCAACCAATGAGGAACAGAGATGATTGCAGAAACCCTTGCGGGTATCGCACTGGTGAAGAGTGCCGTAGATGGTATCCGATCTACCATTAACACCGCCAACGATATAGGCGATATAGCAAAGTATGTAGACAGTCTACTTGAGGGTGAAAAGCAAGTACAACAACAAAGAGCTAAGAAATCTGGAGTAAGTCTGGGGGACCAGTTCGGAATAGACTCTGTAGCTCAAGAAGTGATAGATGCTCGTATAGCGCAAGAAAGTTTAAATGAAATGCGCACACTCGTTGACCTACGATTTGGTCCGGGTACTTGGCAATCTATAGTAGACCTACGAAACGAGCGTATACGTAAAGCAAAAGAAGCTGCATTAGTAGCTAAACGTAAAGCTATGCAGCGTCAAGAAGAAATGATAGAGACAATTAAAATAGCAGCAGGCATAAGTATTATCGTTGCTATATCTATAGGCTTATTCATTTTTCTCTTGACAAATGTTTAATATAATGGTATAACTTATTCATGGCACTTAAAAAATCACAACAGAGTTTAAAAAGTTGGACGAAGCAAAAGTGGAGAACCAAGAGTGGCAAACCTTCTGCTAAAACCGGAGAACGCTATTTACCTACCGCTGCCATCAAAGCGTTATCGCCGCAGGAATACGCAGCAACCACCCGTGCTAAAAGAGAAGGAACTCGTGCTGGTAAGCAATTCGTCAAGCAGCCTAAAAAGATATCGAAGAAAACAGCGAAGTTTAGACGGGGAGTAGGAAGCTAATGTGGACAGCATTAATAGGACCAATTGCAAACATTGCAGGGAGTTGGATGGATGGCAAAGTTGAGCAAACAAAGGCGAAAGCAAATGCTAATGTTGCAAAAGCTAAAGCTGAAGCGGCTATCATGGAAAAGAAGGCCACTGGCGAAATTGATTGGGACATTGAAATGGCTCGTTCTTCGGCATCAAGTTGGAAAGACGAGTGGCTAGTAATTCTTTTTAGTATTCCATTAATACTAGCATTTATACCCGGCATGGAAGGTGTGGTGCAAAATGGCTTTGACCAACTTAACCGGATGCCTGAATGGTATCAGTACTCACTTGGAGTCATCGTTGCCGCTTCTTTTGGCGTACGTTCAGCTACAAAATTCTTTAATAAAAAATGAAGATGTGGTGCATAAGCGACCACACTACTACAGAACAAGCGGAGATGAACAGTGCCAAAACTAACAATGGAGAAATTTTTAGCATGGAAAATCCTGCCAAGATTAATGATGTTAGCGATGACACTAATGAGTTATCAAGTGGTTCAGTGGTTTATGGATCTGGGTGCAGATGCAACGACCCAGCAGACTGCATTTGTATCGACAGTTGTGGGTGCAATGACGGGGGCGTTTGCTGTATGGATGGGTCACGAGAATAAATGACCCATATAATATGGGCATTAGTATTGAATGTGTGTTTTGCAGACGGACAGTGTTTTAACCAAACCATTCAGTGGTTTGAAAATGAACCTGAGTGTTTAGAGTTTAAGGCTATACACGAAGCAATACCAAGAGATGGTTCTTGGAAAACTGTTGAATATACCTGTGGAATTGTAGGGGCGATTGGTACATGAAATACGATAGAGATATTTTAATTAAAAAACTTGTAGAATCGGAAGGTTTGCGCCTGCAGGTATACAAGGATACATTAGGAATTGATACTATTGGTATCGGAAGAAACCTAGAGGACCGTGGCATAAGCAAGGAAGAACTTGACTGGATGGACATACCATCTATTGACCACGTATATGAATGGGGAATTACCGAAGCTGATGCGGTCTATCTAGCAACGAATGACGTACAGATTGTCGAGGAAGAACTGGTACGTGCGCACCCTTGCGTGGACAGGTTGGACTCTGTACGTCAGCTTATAGTAATAGACATGGCTTTTAATATGGGAGTTCCTCGCCTCTGTAAATTTAAAAAGATGTGGGCTGCTATAGAATGTGGGGACTACCCAACTGCGGCAAAGGAAATGCTGGATAGCAGATGGGCAAAGCAGGTAAAAGGACGGGCTACTAAGCTGGCTAATGCTATGCACAACGGTGAATTTTAATGGCTAGAGAACTTACAGTAAAACAAAAAGTATTTTTAGATGTTTTGTTTGAAGAGGCAAAAGGCGATATGGTGCAAGCTAAAAAAATTGCAGGGTATTCTGACTCTTCTAGTACTTCTGAAATTATTAAAGGTCTTAAAGAGGAAATCCTTGAGGCAACACAAATGTACATGGCACGTAATGCGCCGAAGGCTGCGATGGCGATGACAGGTGCATTGTATGACCCGACTGAGTTGGGTATTCGTGACAAGATGTCTGCAGCTAAAGAACTACTTGACCGTGTAGGTTTGGTGAAGACAGAGAAGATGCAGGTAGAAGCAAGTGGAGGCGTTATGCTTATGCCACCTAAAGCACCAGTAGAGGATGATGAATAATGGCTTCAGGTTTTAAAAGAACTGGTTATGGAAGTTACTATATACTTACTCCAAGTGGAGATAGGGTATATATTGATAGGTCAGATGACCATAAAGGAATGTGGACTTCTGGTGGTCAACTTTATTCACGATTAAATGAGGCAAAAGCTGATGTTATTCAAAGAATAGACAGAGGTGAAGGTTTTAGTATTGGTGGGCTTGCTACTAAAAAATATATGAACCCTGTTAAAATTGTAGACAACCGTAAAAACAAATGACACGTAGCATAGGCAAGTGGAAGTTACCACAGCCGACAGACATCAAAGAAGAAAACGAATGGATACCTATTCCACGTATTGCACGTACCGTACCATTCGGATATAAACAGGATGATGAAGACCCCGACATTCTTCAACCTATACCAATTGAATTGGATTTGCTAGAGAAGGCTAGGTCACACGTAAATCAATACAGCTATCGTGAAGTAGCAAACTGGTTGAGTACGCAGACTGGCAGATACATCTCGCATGTAGGTTTGAGGAAACGGTTAAACAATGAGCGAAGACGTAAGAATCAAGCTGCAAGCCTCCGCAAGTGGGCAGAATATGCGGAAAAGGCAATCGCCAAAGCGGAAGAAATCAGTAGCCAAAGAACAGGCTCCAGAGCCAGCAGCTAAAATAAAAGAAGTTACATATGAGACACAAAGCATAGAAGAACATGCTAATGTGTTGTTCAAGCCAAACCCCGGACCACAGACGGAGTTTTTGGCGGCAAGTGAAAGAGAAGTTTTGTACGGTGGTTCTGCAGGTGGTGGCAAAAGCTACGCTATGCTTGCAGACCCTTTACGGTACATGGGGCATCCACAGTTTAGTGGGCTTCTGTTGCGACATACCACAGAGGAGTTGCGAGAACTTATATTTAAGTCGCAGGAGTTGTACCCAAAAATCTGGCCCGGTATAAAGTGGTCAGAAAGAAAGATGCAGTGGACTGCGCCATCTGGTGCAAGGTTGTGGATGTCCTACCTTGATAGGGATGAGGATGTCTTGCGCTATCAGGGTCTGGCTTTTAGCTGGATAGGCTTTGACGAGTTGACACAATGGGCCACACCGTATGCATGGAATTACATGCGGTCACGTCTACGGTCCACTGCAAGCGACTTGCCAATTTTTATGAGGGCTACGACCAACCCCGGCGGCAGAGGTCATCACTGGGTTAAGAAGATGTTCATTGACCCTTCGCCATACGACAGAGCCTTTGATGCAACAGATATTGAAACAACCGAAGTCCTACGGTATCCAGCAGGACATAGCAAGGCAGGAAAGCCTTTATTTAAAAGACGATTTATACCCGCAAGACTTTCTGATAACCCATACCTTGCGGAAGCAGGTGATTACGAAGCCATGCTCTTATCACTCCCAGAGCAGCAGCGTAGGCAGCTTCTTGAAGGGGATTGGGATATCAAAGAAGGTGCGGCGTTCACTGAATTTGATAGGCGGGTTCATGTTGTTGAACCTTATCGTATACCTAGTAACTGGGTTAAGTTTCGTGCTTGCGACTATGGCTACGGTAGCTATAGTGCTGTTGTTTGGTTTGCCGTTGCGCCTTCTGAACAACTTGTGGTATATAGAGAACTCTACGTTTCTAAAGTCCTTGCCACAGACTTGGCAGATATGATATTAGAAGCTGAAGCTGAAGATGGTAATATTAAGTACGGTGTTCTGGATAGCTCTCTGTGGCATAAACGTGGCGATACTGGTCCTTCTTTGGCAGAACAGATGATAAGCAGAGGTTGTCGTTGGAGGCCATCAGACAGAAGTAGAGGTAGTCGGGTAGCTGGTAAAAATGAAGTTCACCGCAGACTACAAATAGATGAATTTACAGAGGAGCCTAGACTTGTTTTCTTTAATACTTGCACAAACCTCGCTGCCCAATTACCGTCCATCCCTTTGGACAAGAAAAATCCAGAAGATATTGACACGAAATCGGAAGACCACTTGTATGATGCGTTAAGATATGGTATAATGTCTAGACCAAGATTTAGTATATTTGATTATGACCCAATGGGTAGACCCGGTGGCGGTATGCAAGTAGCAGACGCAACCTTTGGATACTAAGGAAAAATAATATGGCTGAAGATGAAATCATGATTGAAGATGATGCTATTGCACTAGAAGATAGTGACGATACAGCAGTTTCAGATGCAGATGTAAGTAATATAATACCTTTTATTATGGGACGCTATCAGCGTTCCGAAGATTATAGATATCAGGACGAAGAACGTTGGTTAAAAGCATACCGCAATTATCGTGGTTTATACGGACCTGATGTTCAATTTACTGAATCAGAAAAATCTCGTGTCTTTATTAAAGTCACAAAAACTAAAACGCTGGCAGCATATGGACAGATTGTTGATGTTCTATTTGCTAACCAGCGTTTTCCTTTGTCTGTAGAGCCAACAGAATTACCAGAGGGCGTAGTTGCTGATGTACATTTTGACCCTAAAGAACCAGAAGAATTGCGTGGTGAAGCTGATCTTTCCAGTCCCTACGGTTTTGCAGGGGATGGCATGGACTTCCCAGCGGGTGCAACAGCGCAGACACTTCAGGAAAAACTTGGGGTGTTGGAAAACAAACTTGAACCTGTTGCTGACAAACTAAAAGAAGGTCCGGGTAAAACACCTACAGCTATTGCATTTAGCCCAGCAATGATTGCTGCAAAAAAGATGCAAAAGAAAATACACGATCAATTAGAAGAGTCAGGTGCAGGTAAACACTTGCGTAACTCTGCATTTGAAATGTCTTTATTTGGAACTGGTGTTATAAAAGGTCCATTTGCTATCGACAAAGAATATCCTAATTGGAATGATGATGGCGAGTATGACCCACTATTTAAAACTATTCCACAAGTAAATCATGTGTCTGTTTGGAATTTTTATCCAGACCCAGATGCAAACAATATGGACGAAGCACAGTATGTAATTGAACGCCATAAAATGTCACGTACACAATTACGTAATCTTAAAAAGCGTCCTTACTTTAGGGGTTCTGTAATTGATGAAGTTATATCTTACGGAGAAAATTACGTAAAAAAATATTGGGAAGATGATTTATCTGACTATGCACCAGAGCATGGCATTGACCGCTTTGAAGTTCTTGAATACTGGGGTATGGTGGATACAGACCTGCTAGAAGAACAAAATGTTGACATACCAAAAGAACTAAAAGAGTTTGATGAATTACAAGCAAATGTGTGGGTCTGTAATGGAAAACTTCTTCGCATGGTGTTAAACCCATTCAAGCCATCAAAAATACCATATGCCGCTGCGCCTTATGAATTAAACCCATATTCATTCTTTGGTGTGGGTATCGCTGAAAATATGGATGATACACAAACATTAATGAATGGCTTTATGCGTATGGCTGTTGATAATGCTGTGCTGTCAGGTAACTTGATTGTTGAAGTTGATGAAACAAACTTAGTGCCGGGACAAGACTTAGCACTATATCCGGGCAAGGTATTTCGTAGACAAGGTGGCGCACCGGGCCAAGCGATATTTGGTACAAAGTTTCCAAACGTATCGTCAGAAAATATGATGTTGTTTGATAAAGCACGACAGCTTGCTGATGAGAGTACGGGCTTTCCGTCATTTGCTCATGGGCAAACTGGTATATCTGGTGTAGGGCGTACAGCTAGTGGCATCTCAATGCTAATGGGTGCTGCGCAAGGAAGCACAAAAACAATTATTAAAAATGTAGATGATTATTTACTACGCCCTCTTGGTGAAGGTTTCTTCCGTTTCAATATGCAGTTTGACTTTGACCCAGAGATTAAAGGTGATTTAGAAGTTAAAGCACGTGGTACAGAAAGCCTTATGGCTAATGAGGTACGTAGCCAAAGACTTATGCAGTTCTTGCAGATTGCAAGTAATCCTGCACTTGCACCCTTTGCTAAGTTCCAATACGTAATCCGTGAGATTGCAAAGTCTATGGACTTAGATCCCGACAAAGTTACCAACAATATGGACGAAGCTGCACTGCAAGCAGAAATCATGAAGGGCTTCCAACAACCTATGCAACAAGAACAAGGCGCACCAGCAGGTGCGGATGCAATGGACCCAACAGGCGCAGGCGGTGGTAACATTGGTGTAGGACAAGCTCCTGTGCCGGGTGAACAAGGATTTAGTGCAAATGGACAAGGAAATACTCAGCAAGTTGAAGCCGCTGGTCAGCAACAGCCGCCAGTGGGACAACTTCAATAAATATTTAGATGTGCTAATCGAACAGCAACATCGTACATTAGAGCAAGGTGATAGCACAGTATTAATGCATCGTGCGCAGGGAGCGATTGCAGTGTTACGTAATATTAAAACATTAAGGGATGCAGTCAATGGCTAAACGCATAACAGAACAAATGGAACTCTTTGAGCCAGTAGAACGTGGCTTTGATGAGGGTGGCCTTATGGATGAAGGCGGTATGGTTGATGAAGAATCAGGCAACGAAGTACCACCCGGTTCATTGCGTGAAGAAGTACGTGATGACATTCCTGCTCAGTTGAGTGAAGGCGAGTTTGTTTTTCCTGCAGATGTAGTGCGTTACATTGGTCTTGAAAATTTAATGCGTATGCGTCAAGAAGCTAAAATGGGCCTATCACAAATGGAAGCTATGGGACAGATGGGCAACAGCGAAGAAGCTACTATGCCAGATGATTTGCCATTTGATATGTATGACCTTGACATTGATGAAGAAGAAGGTTATAATATGCAGCAGGGTGGTTTGGTAGCTCCTTTGTCTGGACAACCTCAACCATATCAAATAGACCCACGCACGGGGACATTTTATATACCGGGTAGTGGTACTATGTATCAACCACCACAAATGCCACAACCACCGCAAATGCCGCAAGGTCCGGTATATCAAGCACCTCCAGTATATTCAACGCCTATATATACACCTGAAGTGCCTACTTTTCAACCACCAACAGGGGGTATTCCAAGTTTTCCAGAACTGATTGGGGACCAAGCGTTTCCTCAACCACCAAAGGAAAAAAAGCCAAAAAGACCAAAACCAGAAACACCACCTACAAGTGAACCAGAAAGAGAACAGGGTGGAGATGCCGCCACAGGAATGGATGGTGATTCTGGTGCAAGACAATTTGGTGGAAATGTAAATACTATGAAAAGCTCTGCGTATAGAGATGCTGTTGTAAAACTAGGTGGATATCAACTTGCGTCACTAAGTCCAACGCTAGGTTTAGCAGAGGCATTTAGAAGTGCTTTAGGTGATGATGATGTTAGTCAACCTGTTGGATCTTTAGCTGCTGCTGCAAATTTTGCTAGAGCAGCAACTGTTAGTAGATTAGGATATAGCGATATTTCTGAAGTTACGGCAGAAGATCTTGACCTTGTAGGAGAAGCAATGACTAGCGCAATAGATGCTGTAAAAAATAGTGAATCTTCTCTGACATCAGAACAAATTCAGGGTATTAGTAATAAAGCTGCAGAAGCTACAGTAGGAGATCCCGACTTTGAGACTGAAACCACAGCTTCTATTGACGATTCAGATGGACAGCCTTCTCCTGATGATGCCTATAATATTGGTGATGAAGGAGAGTTTGGTAGCGATTCTAGCTCTGATGATGAAAAAGAAGCAGGAACTGCGGCAGGCGGTTTTACAGATAGTGGAGAATTTGCAGGTCTTGCTGAAGGCGGCTTAGTTTCACAAATGAAGCATAGTGAATTAGCTTCTAAAAAATAATTCACAATATGTTGGCTACCTAATCCCCCACCCCGGCGTGGCTACGGTTGGCCCCAACGAAAGGAAGTACAATGGCTGAACAAGCTACAATTATGGCTGAAGAAATGCAGTCACCAAAAAAAGTTGCGTTTGCAAATCGTAAATACACAAACGAAGAGAAACGCAAAATGGAAGAAGAAGAATTAGAACAGTTAATGAAAGAACAACGTGGTGAAGTAGAGCAAGAAGCTGCTAAACCAGAAGAAGAAGCTGAACCTACTAGCGCAGAAGAAAAAACATTTAAAAAGCGTTACTCTGATTTGCGTAGGCATCAGCAACAACAGGCTGAAGAGTTAAAGAAAGAGATTGAATCACTTAAATCTCAACTTAGCCAAGCTGCACAGAAAGAAATGAAACTGCCTAAGTCTGATGAAGACATCGAACAATGGGCAAAAGATTATCCAGATGTAGCAGCTATTGTTGAAACAATTGCTATGAAAAAAGCACGTGAGCAATCATCTGCTCTTGAAGAACGAATGAAAGCAATTGATGAGTTGCAGTCTAGTGCTTCAAAAGAAAAAGCTGAAGCAGAACTAATGCGTATACATCCTGACTTTGGTGAGATACGGGATAGCGATGCATTCCATGACTGGGCAGAAGAACAGCCTAAGTGGGTACAAGATGCGTTGTATGACAATGACAATGACGCACGTTCTGCTGCTAGAGCCATTGACTTATATAAAGCGGATATGGGCATAGGTAAAGAAAAACCTAAGTCAGATAA